TTGAAGATGTAGGATTATCTCATAAATTTGCTCAAGAATATTTAAATGAAGCAAGAGATTTAGAAAACGCTAAGTTCAAAACAGATAGACTAGAGTATTACGACCATGAATTTGAAAGTAAAAACAATTATGCTTACTTGGTTAATAGCAAAGAAGCTATACCTGTTAATATTTATATTGGTGTTGACTTAGCATACGAGTCTACTGCATCAAGCGATTATCAAATGATAATGGTTATAGGTATAGATAGTGATAGAAATATATACGTTGTTGACTATATGCGTGAACATATACCTCTATATGATATGCCTGAAGAAATATTTAAGTACGCTAAAGAATACTCTCCTGTAAAAAGAGTTAATGTAGAACATGTAGGTGCTCAAGGTATAATTAAAGATGCTGTTAATAGAATGACAGGTCAAGATAGAAAGGTTGCACCCGGTGTAGCTCTAGGAGTTAGACCTCCAACTGGTATTAAAAAAGAAGATAGGCTTGAGTCGTTGCTTGCTCCTATAGTAAATAGACGTAAGATGTTTATAAAAAGAAAACATACAGCTTTAGTAGATGAGATGTTTCAGTTTCCCAAAGGAAAGAACGATGATGTCTTGGATGGCTTATGGTATGCTGTAAATAAGTCCAGACCTCCTATTAGTAAAAAGTTTGAAGCCTCAGAGTTTAAGCAAGATAAGACTAAATCTCATAAGGTTGAAACAGTTAAAAGAACTATCTCTTGGATTACTGGTCAAAAAATTTAAATAAAACTTGCATAAGTTAATAATTTTCCTTAAATTTATAAGATTAAAGAAAAGGTATAGCTATTTCTAGTATAAGAGAGTTAGAGAGTAACGAGGTAAAACATTCCGAAGTTAATAGACAGCTTTGGAGACAATGGAAAGATGCTAGAGCAGATTGGGACGTAGAAGCCCGTGACGCAGTAGACTTCTTTTTAGGTAACCATTATTCACAAGAAGAGTCAGATGCTTTAAGAGCAGTAGGTCAAGGCGACTTTGTTATTGACAGAGTGTATGCCGCTATAGAAAAGCTTAAGTCTTTACTTACATCTCGTTCCCCTAAGTATAGTGCAGTTGGTAGAGAAGATTCAGATAGTAGAATGTCTAATGTCTGGAGAACTTTACTAGAGTACGTATGGGACATCTCTGATGGTGATACTCAATTTAAACAAGCTGTACATGATTACGCTACTGCAGGCATGGGTTACTTTTATTCTTATATAGACCCAGAAGCAGACTACGGAAGAGGTGAAGTTAAGATTACTTACATAGACCCTTTCCGTGTTTACGTAGACCCAGCATCTAGAAACAGATACGCTGACGATGCATCGGGTATTATTTTATCTACCATACTTACTGAAGACCAGATACTTAATATGTATCCGCAGGTAGAGTCTATCATAGATGACCTAGAGTCTTATTATGATGAAGAGGATTATCCATCTTCTGGTAAAAGAAATAGTTCTAAATCCTTTACTCCAGACTCTACATATGAATCTGAATATAATAGAGTTAATAAGTATAGGATACTAGAAAGATTTACAAAGGTTAAAGTACCATTCTATCGTGTATTCAATAAACAGGATGGAGCTGAGTCTATATTAGATATAGATAAGTACGAAAGATTTTTACAGAACGAACAAGCACAACTACTAATGAAGGCTGGCATGATAGAAATAGTAGAAGTAGTGCAAACAAGAATTAAAGTCACAGCAACTGCTGGTGACGTTTTACTATACGAACAAGTATTAAATACAGATATATACCCTATTGTTCCAGTTCCTAATATATGGACTGGTACACCATATCCAAAGTCTGACATATCCAAAGTTAAGGATTCACAAAGACTTTTAAACAAGCTTTTCTCTCTCACCCTCTCGCACGCTCAAGCTTCTGCTGGACTAAAGTTACTAGTCCCGGAAGGGAGCGTAGATGATTTGGGGCAGTTGGAACAGGACTGGGCAAAACCCAACGCAGTAATACCTTATAATCCTGAATTCGGTGCACCGCACTTTCCTGCCCCACAATCATTATCTAATGAGTTCTATAACTTAATAAGTAGAATAGAACATTATATAGATTTAAGTATGGGAATCCCAGAGTTAATGCAGGGATTTAGAGAGGGTGCTCCTGAGACAGTAAGAGGAACTGCAATGCTTGCCGAAATGGGTGAGACTCGTGGTAAATCTAAGCTTAGGGATATAGAAGGAAGTTTGACTAGGTTAGGTCGTAATGTTTACAATCTAGCTAAGAGTCACTATACTTACGCAAAGACGTTTAGAATCATACAACCAAATAATGATATTACTGAGTATACAGTTAATATGTATGATGATAAAAGTCAGGAACTTAATGCCATACAAAACGACATCACGATAGGGCATTATGATGTGAGAATCATATCCGGTTCAACTTTGCCATCAAACAGGGTAGCAGAATACAATATGTACCTTGAGGCTTATAAGATGAATCTGGTAGACGACGTCGAGGTTTTAAAGAAGACTGAAATCTTTGACAAACAAGGTGTCTTACAACGAAAGGGACAAATGTCTCAGTTGCAATCTTATGTACAACAACTAGAAGCTCAAGTTAAGAAACTTAGTGGAGACCTCCAAACCGCAGAGCGTGAAGCAGTAAGCTCAAGGAAGAGGACAGAAACTGAGAAGTTCAAGACAAGGCTTAATGAAATTCAAAATGATACTAAGTTTAAAACCAAAGTTCAGGTTGATAATCTAAAAAGAATAGTTGACACAGAAGAAGGAGTTGTAAGAAATTGAAAACAGAAGTAGTGGGGACATTTCCACGGTTCTGCTTTTATAGACATCTGCAAAAGGTGATGCTAATAATAAAAGAAATCGAGGAATAAAATGGAAGACGCTATGAACGGAGACGCTAACACAATAGAAGGTGTGGAAGGTCAAGTTTTAGAACAAGTTGTTGAGCCAGAACAAGTAGGGGGTCAACCTGCAGAGCAGGGATATGAACAACCTATTGATGACGCTAAGAAATTTCAGTCAATGTATGACAGGAAAACAGCAGATTTTGACAAGCTTAATAATGAAGTCGAGGAACTTCGCAAGTATCAACAGTTAGGTAAAGTTTTAGAACAAAGACCTGACGTTGTTGAAGCTATGAGAAACACTTTAAGTGGAGGCAAACAAGTAGAGGAGCAACCTAAGCAGGAGCAACTAAGTGAAGATGCTTTTGACCCTTGGGAAGCTTACTACAAACCCGGTTCACCTTCGTATGAGATGAGGGTAAGCCAAGAAAAGAATCTTGTGAATAACGCTGTTCAAGAGCAGTTCTCAGGATTACAAAAACAGATGGCTCTTAATAACTTAAAACAAGACCTTGCTACTAAGCATGGTTTTGATGACCCTGCAATGGCTGATGACTTTATACAATTTGCAACAAATCCTAGGGATGAACTTCCTATTGATATGTTAGTTGATGTATATAGAAAGTATAAGGGAGGAGAACAAAAAGTTTCTCCTAACTTAGAAGCTGTTCAAAGGACTCAGAAGATTGCACCTACGGCTGGAGTCGTACAAGGTGCTAGCCCTGAGCAACCTAATGAAATAGATAATGTATGGTCTGGAGTTATGGGGCAATCTAATAGAAAACAATATTAACTCAAGGAGTCTTAAATGGCAAATTACAATTCAGGAATTGTAAATGTTGGAACTCCGGGTACATCTAATACAGATTATCATTCCCGGAGATTATTCAACTTCTCAGACCGTGTCGCTGACTTAGCTCCAGAGGAATCTCCATTCTTCGTATATCTTTCAAAGGTAGCTAAAGTCCCTACGGATGACCCACAATTCCGATTTTTAGAAGACCGTTCTAAAATAACAATGACAGACAGAAGTTTTTTACTTGTTGGTAATCATTCTATTCCAGTATCGGGTTCTTCGCTAACATACACAGTAGACGCAAGTGACGGAAGTCAAGACTGGCTAATGAAGGGAATGGTTTTTGCAGTAGGTTATACTGAATCCAGTTCACCTGAAACAATAATAGTCAGGATTGAAAGTGCACCTGTAGATAATGGAACTACTACTAGTTTTGTTGGTAAAACAATCTCAGCAATAGATGGAGCTGAAACAGGAGCAAATAATACAAGCTGCCAAGTTATCGGTACATCTTTCGCAGAAGGTTCTGGAGCACCAGATGTTTTTTCACAAGAGTTAGAAGATGATTTTGGTTTAACCCAAATCTTTAAAACAGCATGTGAAATGTCTAACACAGCTAGAGCAACTAGATACCGTGGTTACGAAGATGAGTTCCAAAGAATTTGGAATCTTAAACTACGTGAGCATAAAGTAGACATCGAAAGAGCTATGCTTTTTGGTCAACGTGCAAGCGTTGGTGGAATACAATACTCAGAAGGTATTGCAGGTCACATTATCAAAAATGGTACATCGGTAATAAATGATGATGCTTTATCTTACTCTTCAGGAGCTCCTTACTTTAGAAGTGCTACTGCTGGCGAACTAACGTATGACAGACTTCTATCTGATTTTGAAGTTGTCTATGACCCAGCTCGTGGTGGTGGAGATTCAAAGTTAGCATTAGCAAGTTTACCTGTTATTACATTCTTTAATAAACTAGGTGCAGATGCTTTCTTGAATACTACAATGCAATCTGGAACTTCAACTGCTGTAAACGATGTTTCAAATCTTCGTTACAACCTTTCTGAAAAGCAAGGTTCATACGGTCATAGAATCTTAAGTGTTGATACAATTCATGGACAAATGAATTTAGTCAAAGAGCCTTTATTTAGAGGGCACGCTTCAGGTTTCTTATGTATGGTTGATTTGGACAACGTAGCTTATAGACCATTAGTTGGTAACGGTGTTAACCGTGATACTCAAATTATGACTAACGTACAATCAGCAGATGAGGATTTACGTAAGGATATGATTATGACTGAAGCTGGTTTAGAAGTTAGTCTTCCAGAGACTCACTATTTAATTAACTTAGAAGGAGTTTAATTATGGCTAGAGCAAGTGTAATAAATAGCAATAGTGGAAGTGAAGGTGAATTAGGATTAAGTCACGAATGGAAGCTAACTCAATACACAACTAAAATAACAGTAGCTAATGGTGAGACTACAGGTAAAGAAAGTGCAATAGCTATGCCGGCTCACTTTATGCCTACTTGGGTTGCTGTTACAGCTGAAAATGCTAGTAGCAATGCATGTAATCTTGTAGACGTAGGTAATGATGCTGATACTGATGATTATGTAGATGGAGCTGCTTTAGCAGTAGGTTCAAGTGCTGGTTTTAAAGGAATCTTATCTTGTAATGGGTTAAGAGGAACTGGAAACGGTATAGATGGTGCATTAGCAGCTGCTGACGAAGTTGAGATTGTTATATCTACTGACCCCGGAGCTAACACTCTAGTGTTAAGACTTGACTTTTTTGGTATAGGTCTTAAGTAAACTGAATAAATAAAGTTAACAGTACGGAACTGTGGGGGTTATCGAATAAAGGGTGACCCCCAAAATCCTAAAGGAAAATATGAATTGTGTAAAATGTAAAAGTCCAAACCCAGAACAATGGTTCTACTGTAGAGAGTGTGGAAGCAAGGCTTCTGAACCTGCATACACAACTAATATGTTTATGCAAAGTGAGATTGGCAAGAGAAGTGATATAGAATTTTCGACAATGAGTATGGATGACCATATTGCAAAGTCAGCAAAAAGTAGAAATAAAAATACTAATAAAATTTGGAAAGACAGAGTTAAACAAGCAAGTCAAACAGGTGCTGTTTAATGGCTAACTTTGACGTACAGATACAAGACATCATAGGTACATTTAGTGACCAAGCGGCTATGGATGATTTTATGACTGCTGGTTGTAAAGAGATTATAAATTCTTTACCTCCTCAGTTATTATTAAAGTGTGCTGACTTAACTACCTTAAACAATGTTACACCTAGTCTTGATACTTTGGATACAAAAGGATTAGTCTTAGATGTTCTTAGATATGATGGAACTATAGACCAACCTTGTAGGTTAGTCCCTGTTTATAAGAGAGGTAGAATACAAGATGCTTCCGATATGGAAGTAGCAACTGTTACAGACCCAGCGTATTTAATATTAGATAACACATTAGAGATTTATCCAGAACCTACATCTAGTCAAGTAGGAAGAGTTCATCACGTTATTTATCCTACTGTAGATGCAAGTGCTGTTTCTACTATATCTAACTTTCCAGATGAAGCTGAGTACCTAGTGGTCTTATACTCTTCAATTAAAGCTCTTGGTAAAAACATAATTGATTTAAAAAAATCAGATTTAAGTATATCTGCTTCAGCTCCAAATGTACCTAGCTTAGGTACTGTATCTTATTCAGATGCTAGTAATGCTGATGCTAGTGCTAGCTCTGTAAGTTCTATTACGGTTTCTTCGGTTTCTGTTGCGGA